GATCGCGAGATCGCATCCGAGCTTCTCGGTCGCCTCGCCGGCATCGTCGACGTCGCTCTCGATACCTGTGAATTGCCGGCCATCGTCGCCGAGATGATGCGCGAGGCGATGGACGACTACCGCCGCTGGCTGCGCGCGCCGGCCGGCGTTGGCAAAGGGGTGGCGTAATGGCCACCGCTGATCTGTACGCAGATGATCTCGTGCGCCGCGCCGCTTATGAGGCCGGGCGCGAGGCGCGCAGATTGGGCTTGTCCCTGCGCGCCAATCCGCATCCGCAAGGCTCGCCCGAACGGGGAGCGTGGGTCTGGGGCTTCTTTGCCGCCGGCCGTGACATGCGGGAGGAGCGCGCGTCGTGACCGTCATCCTCCCTGCCGCCGTCGCGGCGCTGGCGATCGTGCCGTGGACCGATCCGGGCCGCGACCGCAATCGGCTGAATCTTGATCAGTCGGAGATGGCGTTCATCGACCGCGGCGATGATCCCGTCATCATTCACGGGCTGTTTCAGGCAGCGCGTGCGGGCCGCTGCCGTGCCGGCGAAATCCATGACGGCGAACGCTACGGCCAGATGTTGTTCGGCCACGGAACGATGGCCCGCAATGTCCGCGCTGATACGCGCGCTTGGCCTGCCGGCGCAACCAGGGCCGCGCTGCGCTGCGCCTTCGAAGGCTACGAACTGGTGCGGCCCGCCGTCTGCGCCAACTGGTCCGTTCCGTCCGTCCCGCCGTTGCTGCCGAACCTGCCGCCGTCCGTGTCCGAAATCGGACCCGGCGGTTCCCCCGGCTGGTTCGGCGGCACGTTCGGAGCCAACAACGAGGGAGAGGTCTTTAATGCTGCGCCGTCCTTTTTTCTACCCGCGCCGGCAGCCGCCCCGCCGCCACCCGAGGTCATCCTTGTCACGCTACCGGCGCCGCCCCCATCGCCTCCCGCGCCGGAGATCCCGGAGGTCGTAACTCCGCCCGGCGCTCCGACACCGCCCGCGACCGGGCCGCCGGGCGCGCCGATCCCGGAGCCCTGGGGTCTCGCCCTGCTCGCAACCTTCCTTGCCATCTTCGCCGCCGCTCGGCGGTTCTGCAAAGGTGCTTTGTGACCATCCTTCCGGACGTTTCCGACTATCTGACTCGCGGCACCGACCAACCGTACAAGCCGGCCCTGCGCGCGCACTTGGAAAAACTCTACCGCCGCCGCGCTGTGCTGACGGTCGCCAGCGCCGAGAGCCCCGAAGTCGGCCCCGAATTGCAGGCGACGCTGGCAGCGATCGCGCTGTGCGAAGCCGAACTGCGCGTTCTCGAAAGGGCGGCCGATGTTTCCGAATGACCATTCGTGGCTGAACCCCCGCGTCATCGACGCGATCATCACCGCGGTCGGCGTCATTGCGATAGCCGCGCTCTGCGGCTGGGCGCTCGCAATAGGGGTGTAGAACGTGCCCGATCCGCAGAAACTTACTGTCTCCGCCAGTCAGGCGGCGGCGCTGTTCAATCAGCACCAGTATTATACGCGCTGGTGTCTTTTCCAGCACTTCAAGAACGGATTGCCGCTCCCCGGCGACAGGGAAGAGGACGACCGCATGCTGCTCGGCAAGCTGCTGCAGCCGGTCATCCTCGAATTGACGGCGCGGCGCTATCGCCTGGAAGTGCGGGAAAACGCTGCGAATACCTACGCCCGGCGCGGCCCGCTCGGCGCGACGATCGACGGCCTGATGGTCGCGCCCGATCGCGGCCCGATGATCGTTGAAGCCAAAAACGTGGACTGGAAACGCTGGAAAGATACATGGACCGAGACTGCGGCGCCGATCGCGATCGAGATCCAGACGCAGGTCAACATGCATTGCGCCGGCACCGAGTACGGCGTCATCGCCTGCCTCGTCGGCGGCAACGACCCTCGTTTTTACGAGAGAACCCTGAACCGGGAACTGATTGCGCGCGTGCGCGACGAGGCGGGCGATTTCCTGCACAGCGTCGAACGGGGCATCGAGCCCGATCCGCTCGGCTCGCCAGTCGAGTTGGAGATGCTGGCGCAACTCTATCCCGAGACCGACGAGACCGAGATCCTCGAAGACTATGAGGATGAAGAACTGGCGATCCTGTTGCGAAATCTACGCTCGGCGCAGCGCGAGAGGGCGATCAATACGAAGCTCTGCGATCAGTTGAAGGCGAAGCTGCTGGCGCGCGCCGGCAATGCCGGCCTCGTCCGCACCAACGGCTTCGAGGCGCGCATCGTCAAATCGGAGACTGGCCCCCTGATCTGCGAGCCGCATACCGAGCCCAAGATCGTGCGCAGATCGACGTGCCGGACGCTGGTCAATGTCGCGACCATCGATGTGCGTTTTATCAGGGACGTGTTCGGAGTCGAGTAGAATGCCAAACGAATTGCAAATTATCGAGAAACAGCTCTTCAATCTCAAACCGATGTTCGATCAGGTCTTGCGCCCGACCGGGTTGACCGCAGAGCGCATGATGCGGACGGTCGTGATCTCGTGCGAGCGCAATCCGCGGCTCTTGCAGTGCACGCCGACGTCGATTTTGCAATCGGCGATGACCGGAGCGGTCCTCGGATTGGAAGCCGACGGCTATACCGGACAAGGATTCCTCGTTCCCTTCAATTTGAAAGGGACGCTGACAGCCCAATGGATCACCGGATACAAGGGCCAGTCCACTCTCGGGTGGCGCGCGGGCCTGACGATCATGGGCGAAGTCGTGCGCGAAGGCGACGAGTTCGAGTATGAGTTGGGGAGCGCGCCATACGTGCGTCACAAGCCGCTTCTCTCTGGGCACGCAGGCCGGCGCATAACGCACGCCTGGGCGACAGCAACGGCGCCGAACCGCGTGCCTGTCGTCGTCGTTATGCCGTTCGACGAAATCCTCGAAATCAAGGAAAAAGCCCCGGGGGCGAAGAAACCGGACTCGCCGTGGAGCATACCCGGTGTTCCCTTTGCCGCGATGTGCGCGAAGACGGCGCGGCGCCGGTTGGGGCGCTCTCTGCCGTTGTCCTCTTTCGTGCTGGCGGCGCGGATCGACGAGGCGCACGAGGAGCAAGGCAAGCACGCCTATCTCGATCCCAACAAAGGCATGGTCATCGAAGGCATTGCCGAGCCTCTTGCCGAAGGCGGCGCGCCGCCGGCGACCGGGCCGCGCGTCGAGCAGCTCGATCGCCCGACCTTTCTGATACAGGGCATCCGCGGAACGATCGCGTGCAACTCCATCGAAGAGTGGCGCGCTTCGATGACGAACACGATCGTCAACGTCCGGCGCCTCGAAAATCTCGATCGTTTCCGCGATCTCAACAACCCGTTCATCGAGGATTACAGCCACGCCCATCCCGCAGAAGTCAGGGATGTCGTCGAGGCTTTCGAACGAAGGAGGACGCAGATTTGACCCGCAAGCCGAGCGACGCCTTCATCCGCGGCGAGGCCGCGGCGAAGTACGCGCAGGTGCTTATCGACCGCGCCGACCAAATTCCCGAGCCGTCCTTGGACGATTACCCGTTCGGCAGCCGCGCCCGCCGCGCCTGGCGCGAGGGGTATTGGGCCGAGATGCGGCGGCGGAAATGCGAGACGGAGGGGTAATGAGCAACCATGACGATGAGGGCGGCGCCGAAACACAAGGCGATCTGTTCACTATGACGGCCGCGACGCCGCGCAAGGTTCCCCGCGCGCGTACTCCAAAAGCTAACGGGTATTATTACTTTCCGGGCAGCGGCCCGGAAGGCGAGACGTGCGGATCGTGTTGCCATTGCGTCTGGGTCGGCGGCGCGCGCCGTTACTACAAGTGTGATCTCACCCACTTTACTCGCGGGCCGGCGACGGACATCCGCGTGCGCTCGCCGGCCTGCCGCAGATGGGAGAAAGCCGTTGAGCAGACGTCGTAGAAAACGACGGCCTCACCGAAATGAGGCCGGAATGACCGCGCACGAAGCCCTTGAGTTGGCGGAGACGATGACCGGAGGTGAGGCCGCGGCTATGTACCTCGCGTCCCAACTGATGGGCGTCGATTACGAGGAATTTCTCGACAGACTTGTTGGGGAACACGAGAGCGATGAGCAAGAGTGACGATGAGGCCGCCGCCGTTCGCGCCATCCGCGCCGGCTGTGAGAGCGTCCACGTACATTGCGGATACCCGCAATGCAGCTGCGACTTCCACCCGCGCCGCATCCGCGCCGCGATCGCCTCGTATGTCGCCGGCCCGCTGCCGCGCTCGGTGCTGCGGCGGGCGTTTGTGGAAATATGTAAAATGGATATCAGTCAGCTCGCCAAGTTGGCACGCGAGGAAGATGGCGATGGCGGGTGACGGTATGCGCGAGCTGATCGGTTATCTCGTGCGCGCTGTCGCGCCGCGGCTGGCCTGTCGGCGGCTCGATTTCCATAGCTGGGACGGCCGCCGCTGCCGGTATTGCGGCGATGATTGTTTCGGCGGTCCGCGCGAGTGGCAGCGGCAACGCAAGGAGAAGATGCGCAATGACTGACGACGAGGCCGCTGCCGTTCGGGCGATCCGGGCGGGATGCAATAATGCAGCTTTCCATCTGATCTGCTCCTACCCGGATTGCACCTGCTCGCAATTCCCGATAGGGGTGCGTGCGGCACTCACTGCCTATCGTGCCGGTCCGCTGCCGCGCGCGGTGCGGATCGCGGCGCTGCGGCGGGACCGCGAGCCGACCGAGGCAATGATCCGGGCCTCTGTCGATTTGGAACAATATTTCAACGATGGACGGCCTTCTCCCATCGATTACTGGCGCGCGATGAACGACGCGCGGCTCGCCGAACTGGAGCGCGAGGAGGGCGGCGATGGTTGATCGCTCCCATGATCCGCGCCGAATGACGATCGAGGCCGAATTGGCATCCGGTCGGCCGATAAGCCTCTATGACAGTAATTATTTGCTGCGCCTCCTCATTGCCGCCGAAAGGGAACGAGATCAATGGCGCGCACTATTTCCCTCCGAAAACGACCGACCCGCGTCGCTGGAGATAGCCGAGGCCGAGCGTGACCAAGGGCCGGCCCCGGCGATGGTCGAGGCCGGCGCCGAGGCTGTGTGGCAGCGCCTCTCCGACGTCATGCCGTGGGGCTCCGAGAGCGGCCGCGCGCTCGCTCTGGCCGTGTGGGAGGCGATGTCGGCGGCGCGGGAGGAAGGCGATGGCTGAAAAGAACGATCGCGCGCCGGTCATTCGCCTTTCTGAGCCCTATCCTGGCGACGCCGAAGCCTCGCAGGCGGTCATCGATGCGCTGGAACCGATACTGCAAAGGCTCCTTGAGAGGCTGGGGCCTCACGCGATCCTAGACGGCATCGGCTCGATCTATGTCTCCCTGGCGATCGGTTGGTTGGGGGAGGCGCAAGCTCTCGATGCGGCTCGCCGGTACATGAAGGCGATCCCACGGATTGCGGCGGCGCAGAGGGCGCGGCGCGGCGCCCCGGGCGGCCGGGCATGACGCGGCCTAGCGGCCCGATAGGGCTGACGCGCGCGCTGGCGGAGGCCTCCCGCCGCTGGTATCGGTCAGAGACCGAGGATCAGAGGGAAACCCCGCCCATGTCCCACGCAAAAATCAA